GGGAGTGGCGAGCGAGTACGAGCTGGCCGACGTGGTCCGCTGGTACATCGATCGCGAGATCGCGCGGCGCGCGTCCGAAAGCGCGAAGGACCGGCTGGCGCGTCTGCAGGCCGACCGCGTGCAGATCGACATCGACGAGAAGCTTGGCCGCCTGATCCCGGTCGAGCAGATCGAGCCCCAGTGGCTCGCCATGGTGAGCGCGGCGCGCTCGCAGCTGCGGGCCGAGCCCGACCGCCTGGCGCACCTGCTCGAGATGACCGAGGGCGTCGAGGCGAAGCGGGATCTACTCGCAGAGACGTTCGATGAGTTCCTCCGCAAACTTGCAAGCGCCTGGGAAGAACAGGCGGACGCCCTTGAGCACGCTGGTGCGCCAGGCGGCGGCGAAGATGACGCCGCCCCCGCGGCTGACGGTGGCGCAGTGGGCTGAGCAGTACCGCTACCTGTCGCCCGAGGCCTCGGCGCTGTCGGGCAAGTTCAGCCTGACGATCACGCCATACCTGCGCGGCATCCTCGAGGCGATCACCGATCGCCGCGTGCGCAAGGTCTGCTGCCAGAAATCGGCGCAGGTCGGCTGGACCGACGGCGTGATCAACAACATGATCGGGTACCTGATGCATATGGCGCCGGCGCCGATCGGCATCATGTTCCCGAAGGATCAGAACGCGAAGGACTACAACGTCGAGAAGCTGATCCCGATGATCGAGGCGACGCCGGTGCTCGCCGAGATCGTCAACACGAAGACGCGGTCGCTCGACAACACGCAGAACCGCAAGGTCTTCCCGGGCGGGTTCCTCAAGACCTTCGGCTCGAACAGCACCAGCGGGGTGAAGTCGACGCCGCTGAAGTACAAGATCGTCGAGGAACCCGACGACTGCAACCTGAACATCAAGGGGCAGGGCGACTCGATCAAGCTGATGGAGGAGCGGGGCAAGACGTTCTACGACTCGAAGACGCTGGTCGGTGGCACGCCGACCATCAAGGGAGTGAGCTCGATCGAGGCCGAGATGCTGGCCAGCGATCAGCGCCGCTACCTGGTGCCGTGCCACGACTGCGGCGAGGCGCACGAGCTCGAGTGGGGCAACGTCCACTGGCAGAGCGAGCCCGGCAAAGCGCACCCGATCTTCGGCGACGCGCTGCCGGAGACCGCGCGCTACATCTGCCCGGCCTGCGGGTCGGCGTGGAACGACGCGCAGCGCGTGCGCAACGTGCGCCGAGGCGCGTGGATGTCGACGGCGGAGTTTCGCGGCGTCGCCGGCTTCTACCTGAACGAGCTGGTGTCGGCGTTCCCCGACAGCCGCATGCCGCGCCTGGTCGAGAAGTACCTGACCGCGAAGCATGAGGCCGAGCTGGGCGACCAGGGCTCGTTGATCGCCTTCTGGAACAGCTCGCTCGGGCAGGCGTACGAGTACCAGTCGGACATGCCGGCCGGCGCTGAGCTGGCCGAGCGCGCCGAGGACTACGCCGAGGGCACGGTGCCCGCCGGCGGGCTCCTGCTTACCTGCGGCGCGGACGTCCAGCACGACCGCATCGCCTACGTGCTGCGCGCGTGGGGCCGCGGCGAAGAGTCGTGGCTCGTGGCGTGGGGCGAGCTCCACGGCCAGACGATCGTGCCGGGGCAGGGCGCGTGGCTCGACCTGGCGAAGGTGATCGCGGCGGAATATCCGCACGCGTGCGGCGCGAAGCTGCGCGTGGTGGCCACGTCGATCGACACGTCGGACGGCCAGACGGCTGATGCCGGCTACTCGTTCGTGCGCGCGCATCGCGGCCGCAATGTCATGGCGGTCAAAGGCGCCAGCGAACAAGGCGCGGAGCGCCGCGAGATCTTCGCGCCGCCCAAGCCGTCGATCGACGTCGACCGCAAGCAGAAGGCCTACAAGTACGGCGTGCGCCCATTCATCGTGGGCACCGCGCGCGCGAAGGACCTGCTGCTCGGCGGCGACGTGCCGGGCCGCATCAGCCTGAAGGGCGCAGGCGCGGGGCGCATGCACTGGTACGCCGGCGTGCGACCCGACTACTGGGACCAGGTGACGAGCGAGATCAAGGCGCCGCACCGGTCGCTGAAGCACAAGAAGGTGTGGCAGAAGAAGGCCGGCGCGCGCAACGAGGCCCTCGACTGCGAGGTGTACGCGCTGCACGCGGCGCGCAGCCTGAAGACCAACCTCCTGCGCGATGCGCACTGGGCCGCGATCGAGAACCGCTTGCGGCAGCCGTCACTCGACGCGCTGCAGTTGGCGATCGCTGTGCCGGTGCAGACGTCTGCAGAAGCCGGACCTGAAGCGGACGAAGGGCCGCCCAAGGAAGTCGAAACCGTGGCGCCCGCACCGGCGCCGATCAAGCCGAAGGCCATGCCGCGCCGTCCGTTGGGTCGTCGCGCCTCGATAAGGAACCGCTGACCATGAACGCAGAGAAAGCTCACGCCGTCGACGGCGCCGCCGCGCAGATCGCCCGCCTGATGGCGGTGGCCGAAGCGCTCGGGATCAAGGGCACGTATCACGTCGAGTGCCGCGACGCGCACGGCGCGCTCAAGTGGGCCGACAAGATCGACAACGTCGTCACCACGGTCGGCAAGAACGACATCCTCGACAAGTACCTCGCCGGCTCGGCCTACACGGCGGCGATCGTGATGGCGCTCAAGGGGACCGGCACCGCGGTCGCCGGCGACACGATGGCGTCGCATGCGGGCTGGAGCGAAGTCGGCGGCACGAACGCGCCGGCCTACAGCGGCAACCGTCCGACGCCTTCGTTCGCGGCCGCGTCCGCCGGCTCGAAAGCCACCAGCGCGGCGGTGAGCTTCACCTTCACCAGCGCGGGCACGGTCGCAGGCTGCTTCATCGTGAGCGCCGGCTCGGCCACCAAGGACAACACGACCGGCGTGCTGCTGTCCGCCGGCGACTTCAGCGGCGGCTCGAAGACGGTCGCGATCAGCGACACCCTGCAGGTCACGTACAGCCTGGCGCTGTAACTCGAAAGGAGATCGAACGATGCCCGCGAACTTCAAGATCGGCGACGCTGTGCGCCAGGTGATGCCGGCGCCGGTCGCCGGCGAGGTCGTCGACATGGGGACGCACGGCGGCGAGCTGGGCTTCAAGGTCCGCACTGCCGCCGGCGACGAGCGCTGGTTCAAGGAGTCGGAGCTCGAGGCCTCGAAGCCCGAGTAACTGCACCGTGGGCGAGCTCATCCTGCCGCGCATGGCGGTCGTCGGGTGGCCGGCGAATCCGGGCCTCGGAACGGCGGGGGATGCGGCCGCCGGCGCGGGCAGCGTGCTTTTCGACACCAGCTTCACGGCTCAGGAAACGCTAGCCAACACCGGCGTGCCGCCGTTTAACGCCAACTGGCTCGGCGGCGCAACGGATGGTGGCGGGTGGTGGCAGGACGTCAACTCCAACCCTGGCGGCTCAACGCCGGGCGCATTCGCAAGCGGGTTCGTCGCCGGGACCAACGACGACCTAGCGGTGCTCAAGTCGAGCGCGGTAGCGTGCCCTGCCAACTTCTGGATGGAAGGGACGCTGCGCAGAGTGCCGGGCTATTTCCCGACCGGCACACTCGTCTCGCACGAGGTCGAACTGCTGTCGCGGTTCAACATCGCGAACAACAACTCGACGGGTTACGAGTTCATCGTGGGGTTCAGGTCCGATGGCGTCGCGTACTGCTCGTGGGTGATGTGGCAAGGCGTGCACGGCGTATTCGGTGCGCTGTGGGATCCAGGCGCTGAAACGACGCCGATCCTGCTGCCTTCCGTGCCCGTCGACGGCGATGTGTTTCGCATCGAAGTGGTCGGCGTCACAGGCGACGCGACCGCCACTGCCACGCTGTACTGGAACGGCACGCAGTTCGGGCCGACCGCCAACACCACTACGAACAGCGGTCTTGCTGTTGGCGCTGGGGCTCTCCCGGTGAATCTTCGCAAGGATTTCAGCAGCGGCACGCAGCCGACGTGGGACAGCGGTCAGCCTGGCGTTGGGTTCTGGCCTAACGGCGGCTCGACTCTCAACTCGCTTGGCTGGAAACGCCTTCGGTTCGGCGCGTTCCCGTAAATGTCCGATCTTTTCGTCCAGGCAGCCGACAACAACGGCGCCGGCACAGCGGTCACTCTCAACGGGGTCACCGCTGGCAACACGCTGATCGCGTTTGTGATGAACGGCGGCGGCGTGCAGCCGACCGGCATCGCTGACGGGCAAGGCTCGTACACGCAAGGTGCCTTGCTGGCCGCGAACGCGAACAATTGCTTGGGTGCGGTGTGGAAGCTCGACAACGCCAACGCGGGCACGCACACGGTGTCGGGCATTTCGGCCGACCTGATCGTGCTGGTCGAAGTGGGCGCAGGCGGGGCGTACGTCGGATCGAACGCAGGGTCCCAAGCTCTCGGCGCCGGCGCGGACAACATGCAGTCCGGGAACATCACGGTCAGCGTGCCGAGCACCATCATCGCGCTGGGCGTGTACACGTCGACGTCGTCGCCATCGGACATCCCTGCTGTCGGAACTTCGCCGATCGCGTTCACCAGCCGCGCGAGCAACAACAACGGGGCCATCGGATCGTGGCGCCTCGAGTCGGCAGCGATCAGCAGCACCGGGCAGGCCACGTTTGGCAGCCCGGTAGGCGGCGCGCAGGAGACGTTCGCTGCCGTCGTTGCCAATGCAGGCGGCGGTGGCGGCGGCGCTGCGGCCGAAACGCTCACGCTTTTGGGAGTGGGTTAGATGAACTTCGTGCGCGTCAAGCAGCTGGTCGGATTCGGTGACTACGCCGAAGACTCCAGCCTGCCGCACTCGTTGATCGCGGCGGCGTCCGTCAACCCGACGTTGGTCAAGGATTCGCAAGGGATCATCACCGGGCTGATCGTCATCAACGTCAGTGCGGCGGTGAAGTATCTGAAGCTGTACGACCAGAACGTAGCGCCCGTCGGCGGCCAGGCGGCGGCGCCAGTGCGTCGCATCCCGATCCCTGCGTCGACCACCGGCGCCGGCGTCGCGGTTCCGATCATCACGCCGTGGAAGTTTCGCCGCGGCATCGCATACACGATCACGGGCGGCCAGGCCGACAGCGACGCGACTGCGCTCGCCGCCGGCGACGTCGTCCTGAGCATGGAGTACGTCTAGATGGCGCTCCCTACCGGCACTGACAGCTTCGTTCAGGTTGCCGTCGACTCCACGGGCAAGAAGGTCGTCATGAATCAAGTGACGATGCCCGACGGGACCACGGCATATGTGCAAGTCGCTGTGCTCGCAGGCGACGCGCCCGACTTGCTCGCACGCATCGATTCCAAGCTGACCGACCTGCTGGCGGTCATGCGCGCTTTGCTGGCTGTCCAGCAGAACACCACGAACCTGCAAATCGCCGAAGACGACTATCGGCCCCTGTAACGGAGAGAACGCATGGCAAACCCGCAAACCAACCAGGTCGGCTCTGCCGTCTACGCCGACGGCGCTCAGATCAACTCGCGCGCCGGGAAGATGGGCGACCTCATCGTTTCCGAGGCGCAGGGCCGCTTCTACGAGCAGACGTATCGCGGCCTCAAGTTCGCTGCCGGCCTTGCCGCGCTGACGTCGATCAACAACGCGACCTTCACGATCGCGACGCTCAGCGCGACGTGCACGCCCGTGCTCGGCGTGTGGAACCCGCAGAACAGCGGCGTCAACCTCGTGATACTGCAGGCGATCCTGCAGGTGATCGTCACGGCGGCGACCAACACGGGGCCGGGTGGCTTCATGTGGGCGTACGGTTCGACCACCGTTGCCATCTCGACCGCCACGGCCGCGTGGAACCGCAAGACGCTCGGCCAGACCGGCGCGCAAGGCAAGAACGTGTCCGGCGTGGCGTTGACCGGCCTGAGCTCCAACCTGGCGGTCGCGCACGGATCGGCGCTGCAGGGCGGCTCCGGCGCGAACTTCTCGTTCGTCGGCACGGCTGCCGGCCAGTTCACGGGCCAGTCGGGCAACGCGGTCGAGAACTTCGACGGCTCGATCATCGTTCCGCCGGGCGGCGTGCTGGCGCTGCTTGCCGCGGGCACGCCCGTCGCGCACAGCGCGCATGGCGCCCTGGTGTGGGACGAGGTGCCGCAGTAACAACCTAGAGGCGTCGCGAAATGTTCATTGACCTGCGGTCGCTGTGGGAGGCGGCCACAGGCAACTCATTTTCCGACGCCACGAACGAAGCGGGCGCGGCGGTCGACTCGACCGACGCGACGCTTCTGACCGCGGCGACTGTTGCCGAGGCCGGCGCCGCCGTCGATACGACTGACGCGACCGGCGTTTACGTTGGAGCGGTTGCCGAAGCTGGCGCCGGCTCCGACGCGTCGAGCGTCGTTGCCGTGATTAACGGCACGGTCGCCGAGACGGGCGCTGCGGCGGATGCGTCGAGCACCGGCGCGACGTTGTCGGACAGCGTCGTCGAGTCCGGCGCGGCGGTCGATACGGCCAGCGTCACGGCGACGTACGTGGTCGCCTCGAGCGAAAGCGGCGCCGCGGCCGATACCCCGACCGCCGCGCAGACCTCAAGCGCGAGCGTCGCGGAGGCGGGCTCTGCAGCCAGCACGCAGGACGGCATCGCCGGCAATCTGTCGTCGGTTGCCGAGGCCGGGGCGGCCGCAGACACCGCGAGCGCGCTGGCCAACTTCAGCGCAGCGGTGGCAGAGGCCGGCGCGGCAACGGATTCGCCGAGCAGCTCGGCGGGGTTCGTTGCGACCGCTGCCGAAGCGGGCGCGGCGGTTGATACCAGTTCGGCCGGGCAGACGACGGCGGTCTCGACGTCTGAGGCGGGCGCGGCCGCGGATACGCAATCGGCCATCAGCGGCAACCTGTCGTCCGTCTCAGAGGCGGGCGCGGCCGCTGACGCGACGTCATCGATCGCGACGATCGCTGCGGCGGTCGTCGAAGTCGGGGCGGCGAGCGACGCGCAGAGCGCGGCCAGCGTATTCGCGGCCGCAGCTGCCGAGACCGGAATCGCGGTCGACGCAGCGACGGCCCTGGCTGCCTGGCAGTCGGCGATCGCCGAGGCCGGCGCGGCGGTGGACTTCACGACTTGGGGTGCGTCGGTCACGTCGGCCGCGGTCGTCGAAGCGGCCGCCGCGGTGGACGCTCGGTCGGCGACGCAGCGGGCAACCGCGGCGGTGGTCGAAGCCGGCAACGCGATCGACACCGTGCTGCGCGGCGACTTCACGGGCAGCGTGCCAATGTTCCATCAGTACATCGGCACGAAAGAGCAGCGCATCGGGCCTCGCTCGACCGCGGGCACATCCGAACAACGCATCGGGCCGCGCCAGGTCAACTGGCCGCCGGGTAGTCGATGATCAACCAGCTCATCGCGGGCACGACGCTCGATTTTCTGACGACCCTGTCGGCGGACTATCCGGCCAGCGCGTGGACGTTGACCTGGTCGTTGCGCGGTCCGCAGTCGATCGACATCGTTGCCATCGCGAGCGGCAACGACTACCGCACGCAGCAGAGCGCGGCCCAGACGGCGCTGTGGCCCGCGGGCGTGTACTCGTTCGTCGGGCGCGTGCAGAACGTCGCCGGCGTCGTGGCCGAGGTCCTGCGAGGCCGCACGAAAGTGCTGCCGAACATTCCGCAGCAAGCTGCGGGCTATGACGGCCGGACCACCGCCGAGATCCAGCTCGAGGCCGTCCAGGCCGAGATCACGGCGCGCGTGACGGGCGGTGCGACCGTGGAATACACGATCGGCAGCCGTTCGCTGAAGAAGGAACCGCTGGCCGCGCTGCTGGCGCTGCGCACTCAGCTGATGCTGCAGATCGCGCAGAGCCGGCGCGCGGAAGCAATCGCCTCGGGTCTCGGTGACCCGACCAAGAAGTTCGTCCGCTTCGGATCATTCTGATGAACGTGTGGGATCGATTTCGCCAGCGACTGGCGCGCGCGATCGCGCCAGCTCGTGCGCCGAAGAAGCGTTCGTTCGCGGGAGCCGCTTTCAATCGGACGCTGTCCGACTGGATCCTGGCCAGCACGTCTGCCGACGCGGAAGTGCGCATGGGCCTGCGCACGCTGCGCAACCGCGCGCGGTCGCTGGTCCGTGACAACGACTACGCGAAGAACGCCTGCCGCGTGATCACCAACAACGTGGTCGGCACCGGCATCGACCTGCAGACGCAGGTGATGATGCGGCGGAAGGTGAACGGAAAGGCCAAGCTCGACGACGCCGTTAACGATGCGATCGAGGCGGAGTGGCGCTCCTGGTGCAGGCCGGGCAACTGCGACGTCACCGGCGGCATCTCGTTCGGCGAGCTGCAGCGCCTGGTCGTGGGCGCACTGCCTCAAAGCGGCGAGATCCTGGTGCGCAAGGTGCGCCAGAAGTTCGGCAAGAGCCGCGTGCCTTTCGCGCTCGAGGTGATCGAGTCGGACCAGCTGGTCGACGAGTGGAACGGGCGCGTGACGCCGGACGGCAACGAGGTCCGCATGGGCGTCGAGGTCGACCAATTCAAGCGGCCGGTGGCCTATTGGCTGTATCCACGCCACCCGGGCGACTTCCAATTCGTGCCGGGCCAGATCCAGACCAACCGGCTGATCCGCGTGCCGGCCGAGGAGGTCTATCACCTCTACGTGCGCGAACGGCCGGGCCAATCGCGTGGCGTGCCCTGGTTCCACACGACCATCACCCGGCTGCGCCACATGGGCGGCTACGAGGAATCGGAGGTCATCGCCGCGCGCGCGAGCGCCGCGGTGATGGGCTTCATCCAGTCGCCCGAGGTTGCCGACCCGACCGATCCCGCATCGGGCGCCGACGACGTCGTCGACGGTGAGCGCGTGTACGACTTCGAGCCGGGCCTGATCAAGGAGCTGGCGCCCGGCGAAGCGTTTAACGGGTGGAACCCGACGCGGCCGAACGCCAATGCCGACCCGTTCCTGCGCCTGATGCTGCGCGGCGTGGCGGCGGGCATCGGCTGCAGCTACGAGGCGATCTCGAAGGACTACAGCCAGTCGAACTACAGCTCGAGCCGCCTGGCGCTGCTCGACGACCGCGACAACTATCGCGTCATTCAAAACTGGCTGGTCGATCACTTCCTCCAGCAGATCTACGAGGACTGGCTCGAGGCGGCCGTGCTGAGCGGCGCGCTGTCGTCGACCATGTTCCCCGAGTTCTTCGGGCAGGGTGCGGCGGAACGCTACTGCACCGTGCGCTGGAAGCTGCGCGGCTGGGACTGGATCGACCCGTTCAAGGAAGTGCAGGCCGACAAGCTGGCGGTCCGCAGCGGCCTCATGTCGCTGCAGGACGCGCTCGCCAAGCGCGGCGTCGACGTCGAGGACGTCTTCAAGCAGCGCCGCCAGGAGCTCGACATGCAAGCCGACTACGACCTGGTGCTCGAGACGGACCCGTCGCAGGTCGACGACAAAGGGATCGTGCAGGCGTCTGCACCCCTGGGAGAAACCGACGACGGCCTGGCCAAGCCCACCGGCGAACCGGACGGCGACGAGGGCGACGGTGCACAGCAGCAGCCCCAGCAACAGCAAGCGGGTCAAAAGGCGCGGCCGCCGCTGCGGCGCGTGCGCGCGCATTCATGAAAGGAACCATCGATGCCTGAAGCATTGGCCGCCGATCGCCGCCTGAAGGACGGCGACAAGCTGGCGCCGCAGGTCCGGCGCATCACGCTCGAGCGCAAGGCGCCGGTCGTGTCGCCCGACACGCGTTCGATCACGTTCGCGTTCTCGAGCGAAGAGCCGGTCGATCGTTGGTGGGGTCGCGAGGTTCTGTCGCACGACCCGGGCGCAGCCGACTTCGCGCGGCTCAACGACGGCGCGCCGCTCCTCTTCAATCACGACATGGACCAGGTCCTGGGCGTGGTCGAGCGCGCGTGGGTCGGCGACGACCGGCGCGGCTACGCGACCGTGCGCTTCGCCAAGACTGCGGCCGCCGAAGCGGTCGTCGAGATGATCAACGACGGCATCCTGCGCAACGTGTCGTTCATGTACGACGTGCAGCGCTTCGTCGCCACCGAGATGGATGGCGACGGCGACGTCGACGAATTCACGGCCACGAGCTGGAAGGCCTACGAAGTGTCCATCGTCAGCGTGCCGGCCGACCAGACCGTCGGCATCGGTCGCGCTGGCGCGATGGAAGAAAAGATTGTGCGCGTCGAGCGCACCAAGCCCGCGGCAGCCGCCGCAATCAATCCTCTTGAAAGGGAAGCCATGCCGAAAGAAAACGACGGCCAGGGCGGCGCCGCGGTCGCAACGCCGACGGTCGATGTCGAAGCCGTCCGTCTCGAAGCCCGTGAAATCGAGACCTCGCGCGTTCGCGAAATCGAAGGGATGGGCGCGCGCTTCAAGCTGAAGCGCGAGCTCGTCGAAGACTGGATCCGCAGCGGCAAGTCGATCGCCGACGTGCGCGGCCTGGTGCTCGAGCACGTCACGCAAGGCGGCGCGAAGCCCGTGGCCGACTTCGGCCACGCCGCGGGCCTCGACCTGACCGAGCGCGAAAAGGCGCGCTACTCGATGCTGCGGGCGGTCAACGCCGCGATGTCGGGCGACTGGTCCGACGCCGGCTTCGAGCGCGAGTGCAGCGTGGCGATCGCCAAGGCGAACAAGCGCGACGTCGACGGCAACGGCGCGACGCGCGATGCGAAGGGCCGCGCGAAGGCCGGCTCGTTCTTCTATCCGATGAACCTGCCGTTCTGCCCGGACGCCGAGCACGCGCGCGCGCTGATGGCGCTCAACCCCGGCTGGGTCCGCCAGATGCAACAGCGGGCGATCTACCAGGTCGGCACCGCGGTGCAGGGCGGCAACCTGGTCGAAACGACCCTCTTCGACGCGCAGTTCATCGAGGTCCTGCGCAACCAGCTGGTGACCGCGCAGCTCGGCGCGCGCATGCTGACCGGCCTGGTCGGCAACGTGAACATCCCGCGTCAGAGCGGCCAGACCAACACCTTCTGGGTGGCGGAGTCGGGCGCGCCGACGGAAGCGGAAGCCACGTTCGACCAGGTGCAGCTGCGTCCGAAGACGATCGGTGCGCTCAGCAAGATGAGCCGCCTGATGCTCCTGCAGTCGACGCCGGCGATCGAGATGCTTGCGCGCCAGGACCTGATCGCGGTCATGGCGCTGGGCATCGACCTCGCGGCCATCAGCGGCAGCGGCGCCAGCAACCAGCCGACCGGCATCGTCAACCAGTCGGGCATCGGCTCGGTGGTGGGCGGCACGAACGGGGCGAACTTCACGTTCGACCACATGATTCAGCTGTACAGCGCGCCTCGCGTGGCCAACGCGCCGCAGGCCAACCTGGGCTTCGCGATCAACGCAAAGACCAACGGCTACCTGCGCACCCTGAAGTCGTCGACCGGCCAATACCTCTGGTCGGCGATGCAGGGTGGCATCACCGGCAACACGTTCGCCGGCGACATCATGGGCTACCCGTACGCGATCTCGAACCAGCTGCGCAGCAACCTGACCAAAGGCACCTCGAGCGGCATCTGCTCGGAGGTCGTGTTCGGCAACTGGCAAGAGCTGCTGATCGGCGAGTGGGGCGTCACCGAGATCATGGTGAACCCGTACGACTCCACCGGCTTCACGACCGGCGACGTGCTGATCCGCGCTTTCCAGACGATCGACGTCGGCGTGCGTCACGGCGCCTCGTTCGCGGTCATGTCGGACGGCCTGACGCCCGGCTTCTGATGTCTCCTCGCGTGGCTTGGTAGCCACGTTTTGCGCGGGGCGCCTGTGGATGGGCGCCCCGCCGTTCTTTTTCTCCTCAGAGGAATCCGATCATGAAATTCAAAGTGCGCGACGGTTTTTTCCTGCAGTACAGCGAATCGCAAGACAACGGCCAGGGCGGCACCATGGCCGTGCCGCGCTTCTTCCCGGGCAGCCAGGTCGTCGATCTGTCGCCGGAGATCGCCGCCGACAACCTGCACATGCTCGAGCCGCAGGACAGCGAAGCCAAGGCGCTGCACGACTCGAAGATCGTCCCGGCCAACTCCGGGATGCAAGCACCGATGCCCGTGGATGCCTCGATGATCGCCTCGATCGTCGCGGCCACGCTGCAGGCCATGGGCGTGTCGCCAAAGAAGGCGGCCTGATCATGGCGTTGGTCAAGGTCATCGCCTCGGTGCCGTTCAAGCTTGACGACGGCAAGATCGTCCCGGCCGGCGCCGAGCTGGAGCTCGAGGAAGACGTGGTGAGGAACCACGCCGGCCTGGTGCAGCCCGTGTTGCCGCCGGCCGAGCCCGCGGCCTGATCGATGTTCGCCGAGAACCTCGACGTTTTCCTGCGCGATTTCGGCGTGGCGTGTTCGAAGGGTTCGGTCGCCTGGACCGGCATTCTGGACACGCCCGACGAGACGCTGAGCCTCGCCGGCGTGAACGTGCTGTCGACGATGTATCAGCTGCGCATGAAGACGTCGGATGCCTCGGCGGCCGCGATCGCATCGGGCGACGCCATCACGGTCAACGGGCAACCGTTCATCGTGCGCGACGTGGTTTTGCAGGACGACGGGTTGTTCACCGTCTTGACGCTGAGCAAGTAGATGGCCGACTCCCTTCGCGAGCGCATTCTCGATGCGCTCATGGCGGCGCTCGTCGCCGCGCCGACCGGGGCGACCATCTTCCGCGCGCGCGAGACGTCGATCACCCGCGCCGTGAGTCCCGCGCTCGTTGTCATGCCGCAGGCCGAGGAAGTCGAGCGGCGCGCGGCAGCAGGCGATCTGCGCACGCTCACGGTGGGCTTCGAAATCTTCGTGCGTGGTGATCCGTGGGACGAGTTTGCCGACCCGGTTGCGGTCGCGGCTCACCCCGTGATCATGGGCGTGCAGGCCTCGCTGCCGTTCATCGTGTCAATCGTGCCCGCGGGTTCGGAGTGGCAGGCTGAAGAGGCCGACCGCACCGCCGGCGCGCTGACCATGCGTTATCTCATCAAGTACTGGAATGCCGCCGGCGATCTCGCCGCCGCACCGACCTCGTAGAAAGGAATCACCATGCAATTCGGATTCGGCTCCGGCGTCTTCTGGGGCACCCCGCTCACGGACGCCAACGGCAACGCGATCGCCAACCCGACGCCGGTTCAGCTCGGCGTGCTGCAGGACCTGTCGCTCGACATCTCGTTCGACACCAAGCAGCTCTACGGGCAGAACCAGTTCCCGGTGGCGGTCGGCCGCGGCAAGGGCAAGATGTCCGGCAAGGCCAAACTGGCGCAGCTGAACGGCCTGACGATCTCGCAGCTGATGTTCGGCCAGACGCTGAGCAACGGCATCCTGTCCGACGTGTACGACACGACCGGCGTGACCGTCGCGCTCACCGTCACGCCGACGGTGCCATCGAGCGGCACCTGGACCGCCGACCTTGGCGTGCGCGATTCGAACGGCCTGCCGTTCACGCGCGTGGCCTCGGCGCCGGCGGTGGGGCAGTACAGCGTCTCCGCGGGTGTCTACACGTTCAATGCGTCGGACGTGGGCAAAACCGTCTTCATCAATTTCCAGTACACGGCGACCAGCACCGTGGCCAAGAAGCAGACGGTGCTGTCGCTGCCGATGGGCTACGCGCCGACCTTCAAGGCCGACATCTTCGTGCCGTTCCAGGGCAAGTCGCTGCTGGTCACGATCCCGCAGTGCATTGCCAGCAAGTTCTCTTTCGCCACGAAGCAGGACGACTTCCTGGTGCCCGACTTCGACTTCGAAGGGTTCGCCGACTCCGCCGGCAACGCGGTGTACTGGGCCACGTCGGAATAACCCGATGCGGGTTCCTGGAGTCGAGCTCGAGCTCGGCGGCGAGAAGCGCGTCGTTGCGCCGCTTAACGCCGCCGCGGTCAAGCAGCACCGCAAGCAGCTCGAGACGCTGTTCTCGGGCGCCGTGCCCGACCTCGAGCTGGTTGCGCGCCTGCTGCACCTTTCGCTGTTGCGCAACTATCCCGACATGAAGCTCGACCAGGTCGAAGACTGGGTCGACTTCGGCAACGTGGTCGAGATCTTCGAAACGCTGATGAACGTCAGCGGGATGGTGACCGCCGTGGGAAACATGATGCGCCGGCTGCAGCAGCAGATGCCGCCGGCGACCTAGACGAGGCGATCGCGCACGTCGTTGCGTCGACCGGCTGCACGCCGGCAGAGGCCTGGGCCGATTGGGACATCCCGTCGTTCCTGGCGCAGGCGAAGTACTGGAAGAAGAATCCCCCGGTCCACCTGCTGGTGGCGGCGTACATGGGCTACAAGCCGCCCGTCGAAGCGGTTGCGATCGGCGGCAGTCCCGACATCGATTCGTTCATCGCGATGGCGCCCGAGCTGCCGAAGCACCTGCGTCCCAACATCCCGAGCCCCTATGGCAAGCAGCGACAAAAGCATTGACTACCAGGTCAACGCGAACGCCGATGGCTTCGTCGGCGAGATGCAGCGCGTCGGCCAGGCGGCCAAGCAGACGCACGCGCAGGTTGCCTCTTCGTTCGAGGCGATGACGGGATCGATCAAGACGGTCATGACGGCGCTCGGGGCGCTCACCGCGATCCTCGCGGGCGGTGCGGCGTTCAAGTCGGCGATCAACTCGACGACGCAGTGGACCGGCGAGGTGAGCAAGCTCGCCAAGACGATGGGCATCACCACCGAGCAGGCGAGCGATCTCAACGTCGCATTGCGTCTCACCGGGCAATCGGCCGACTCGTTCACCGAGGCCGGCATGAAGCTGCTGCAGCAGGTCAAAAAGAGCGGCGATGCGGTCGAGGCCATGGGCCTTCGAACCAAGGATGCCGACGGCCACCTGCGCCCGATGATGGATTTGATGGGCGACGGCGCGAAGCTGCTGCTCGAGTACAAGGAGGGTGTCGATCGGGACGCGGCCGCGATGTACCTTTTCGGCAAGGGTGCGTCGGACGCGATGGCGATCATGAAGCTCAACGAGCAGGTCATGACGCGCGCGCGGCAGCTTGCCGACGACTACGGCCTGAAGATCGGCAAGGACAACGTCGCAGCCGCCAAGGCGTTCAAGCAGGAGCAGGCTGCCGTCGGGCTGCTTATGGACTCGCTGCAGCTCAAGATCGGCACGGCGCTGATGCCCGTGCTGACGCAGCTCGCCGGCTGGTTCAACAACATCGGACCGACCGTCGTCGGCGTGTTCGCCAGCGCGCTCAAGACTGTGATCTCGCTCGGCGAAGCGGCCGTCGCCGCCTTCCGCAGCCTGGTGATCGTCGCCGCGGCCATCTTCTCGGGCGACATCTTCAAGACCGGCGGCTTCGACCGCATGAAAGCCGCCATCAACGAGGTGATGGACGAGGCCGACGCCCGCGTGAAGAAGCTGTGGGCCGACATGCCGGCGCCCGCCGCGTTGCCGGGCAACGAGCCGAAGGGTGGCAACCGTCGCTTCGTGGCGCCGAAGGAAGAGAAGGAAGAGAAAGAAGACAAGTCGCGCGTCAGCGAGTGGGACCTGGTCCTGCAGCAACAGAAAGCGGTATTCGAGGCCGAAAGCGGGATGCGCGAGCTCGGCAAGGAAGCCGAGATCAAGTACTGGCAGGAGGTCCTGCAGGCCCAGCAGGTCACGTCGACGGAGCGGATCCAGATCGAGCGCAAGATCGTCGACGCTCGCCTTGCGCTCATCAAAGAGCAACGCACGCGCGAGACCGCGCTTGCGCAGGAGGCGATCACCGAAGAGCAGCGCGTGAAGCTCGACGGCCTGGAGCTCGAGCGCAAGGAGGCTGAGCATCGCCAACAGCTCGGGCAGATCAGCAAAGAGCAGCTGCTGATGCAGGAGAAGAAGTTCGAGGACCGCAAGCTCGAGATCCAGCAGGAAGCGCTGCAGGCGCGCCTGGCGTTGCTCGCCAAGGATCCGACGACCAACGCGGTGGCCATGCAGCAGCTGCAGGACCAGATCCTCGACCTGCAGCGCGCGACGTACGCACGCAAGCGCGAGCTCGACATGCAGGCCGAGACCGTGACGGAGAGCGTCTGGAAGCAGGCGTTCAACTCCATCCAGTCCGGCTTTGCAAGCACCATCCGCGGGCTCGTCAGCGGCACCATGACGATCACGCAGGCCTTCCGCAACATGCTGAAGTCTGTGCTCGACGCGGTGGTGAACTTCCTGATTCAGTACGTGGCCAAGCAGATCTGGGCATCTGCGACGACGACCGCCACGAAGGCGACCGAAGCCACTGCGGTGGTTGGCAGCAACGCGGCCGAGGCGGCGTCGGGCGCCGCGGCGTCTGCATCGTCGATTCCTTTCGCCGGCTGGGCGCTCGCGGCGGTGGCGTTCGCGGCCGTGATGGCCATGGTTCTCGGCGCGCGGTCGCAGATCAAGTCGGCCGCCGGCGGCTTCGACATCCCACGCGGCCTGGCGCCGATGACGCAGCTGCACCCGGAAGAGATGGTGCTGCCGGCCGAGCACGCCAACACCATCCGCCGCATGGCCGGCGGCGCCGGCGGCCAGGGCAGCGGCGGCTCGCTCGAGGTGAGCATCAAAGGCGCGCCGGCGGGTGACTTCTTCATGGTGCACAAGAAGGACCTGGTCGCAGCACTGAAGTCGGCGCATCGCGACTTCCAAGTCTGATGAGCTCCGCCGTCTTTCCATCGCTGCCCGGCCTTGGCTGGAGCGTGCAACGCCAACCCCTGTGGAAGACGTCGCTCAGCCGATCGGCGAGCGGCCGCGCATACACGTCGGCGCTGATGACGTCGCCGCGCTATCGCTACACGTTGACGTACGAGTTTCTCCGCGCGGGGCAGGGATTCACCGAGCTGCAGCAGCTGGTGGCGTTCTTCAACGCTCGGGGCGGCATGGCCGACACGTGGCTGTTTTCGGACCCTGACGACAACACTGCCACGGCGCAACAGTTCGGTGTGGGCGACGGCGCGACGCGCAGCTTCCAGCTCGTGCGCTCGTTCGGTGGCTACATTGAGCCGGTCTACGCGCCGCAAGGATCGCCGTCGATCTTCATCAACGCAGTCCTGCAGGGCAGCGGCTACACGATCAACGCCAACACCGGAGTCGTGACTTTCACCGTCGCCCCGACCGCCGGCCTGGCGCTTACCTGGACCGGCACGTTCTACTGGATCTCGCGCTTCAACAAGGATATGCAGCAGTTCAACCAGTTTCTGCGGCAGCTGTGGGAGCTGAAGACGCTCGAGTTCGAGACCGAGAAGCCCTGATGCGCGCGCCCACCTATGAAACGTCGGCGGGGGCGCTCGCGGCGTTGCTGAACAGCGGGGCGCCGCTGTCGATCGCGGACCTCTACACGATCACGCTCTACGGCGGCCAAGTGCTGCGCTACACGGCGGCCGACATCGCGCTGACGGTCAACAGCAAGTCGTTCGGTCTTGGCCCGGCCATCACACGCGGCCGCACGACGCTTTCGATCGGGGTCAACGTGGACAGCCTGGACGTCACGTTTTTCGCCGACGCCACGGTCACGGTCAACGGCACGCCGCTGATCACGTACATCGCTCGCAACGGGTTCGACGGAGCTCGCTTACTGCTCGAGCGGGCCTATGCGCCCTTCGGCGCGCTGGCCACGGGGATCGTGGGGACGCTGCAGTTCTTCTCGGGGCGCATCAGCGCGGTTCCGACTTCGCGCCTGGAGGCCAAGCTGTCGGTCAAGAGCGATCTCGAGCTGCTCGACGTCAAGCTGCCGCGCAACCTGTACCAGGCGGCCTGTCTGAACACTCTGTACGACGGCGCTTGCGGCGTCGACCGTGCGGCGTTCGCTGTCTCATCGACAGCGGCCAGCGCGAGCGACCCGACGCGCACGAACTTCGCCCATTCGCTTGGGCAAGCGGACGGGTATTTCAGCCTCGGCGTCATCACATTCACCTCCGGGCCGAACGTGGGCGTTGCGCGCTCGGTGAAGGCGTTCTCGAACGTCGCTGGTGTCGGCGGTGCGCGCATCAGCGTCGTTTCGCCATTCCCCTTTGATGTTGCCGCCGGCGACGCCTTCAGCATCGTCCCTGGCTGCGACAAGACGCAGGCCACATGCACAGGCAAGTTCTCAAACCTCGCCCGGTTCCGGGGGATGCCGTACATCCCGGTGCCCGAGACCGTGACGTAGCGGCAGAGCGCGCGCGAGTGGTGTCGGAGGCGTGGGCCTGGATCGGCACGCCATATCACCACCATGCCCGCTTGAAAGGCAAAGGCGTGGACTGCGCGCAGTTGCTGTGCGCGGTGTACTTCGACGCTGGTGTGGTCCCTGAGATCGTGACCGGCCACTACGCGATCGACTGGCATCTGCACCGGGGCGAAGAGCTCTACCTGGATTGGCTCGCCCGCTTCGGCCGCCGCCTGGAGCCGGGGGAGCAGGTGCAGGGCGGCGACGTCGCCGTGTACCGGTTCGGTCGCACGTTCTCGCACGGCTGCATCTACGTGAGCGAAATCGAGCTCGTGCACTCGTACCTCGGCGCCGGCGTGATCCTGACCCGGCTTGACGAAGAGCCGCTCGCATCGCGTGAGCGGCAAGACTGGACACTCTGGAAGGCGTGAGGCGTGGGCGGCAGCACCATCAGCATGTCGGACACGCGCATCGAGGCGCTGCAGTTTCAGAGCAGCGCCTACGGTGTCGTCATCCCGGTGGTCTATGGGGTGACCCGCATCCCGGGCAACCTCATCTGGTACGGCGGATTCAAAGCGAAGCCGAACACGATCACTGAAGGCGGCAAGGGCGGCGTGCAAACGCAGCAGACGACCTACACCTATTCGGCGTCGGTCGCGATGGGCCTGTGCGAGGGCCAGATCAGCGACATCATCTCGATCTGGCGCGGTAAGAAGTATCTGCAGTACGTGGGTCCGAGCAGCGCGATCGCGACGGCGCAGGAGACCTACACGATCGTGGCCGGCGGGACCTTCACGGTCTCGCACGCGGCCAACTTCTCCGCCAACATCAGCGTCACCGTGTCGGTCACGGTCGACGTGGGCGACGGCGGCCAGGCTGCCCAGGACCTGGCGCTGTCCGAAGGCTCCGACTATGTGCGGGTCGGCGGCGCCTACACCTTCCCGGCGTCGACGCCGTGGGCTGGTCGCGTCGCGCAGGTCAACTACCAGTGGGTGTCGAACACGCCAGGCCAGTCGGCCATGGCCCAGCTCGGACTCACTTTCAAGAGCGGCGCGCTCGGCCAGGCCGTCTGGTCGAACCTCACGACCAACTTCCCGGCGCAGGCCGTGCCGTACTCCGGCCTGGCGTACGTCGCCGGCCAGGACTACGACCTCGGTTCGGGCGCGCAGGTCGAGAACCACAACTTCGAAGTCGCTGCGTCGCTCGCGTTTCATCTTGGATCGAGCGCGCCCGACGTCGATCCGGCGCTGATCGTCGCTGACCTTCTACCGAACCAGCGGTACGGCGCCAACTATCCGTCCACCAGCCTGGTGCTTGCGCGGTGGTCGACGTACTGCCGCGCTGCCAACCTGTTGGTGTCTCCGGCGCTGACCGAGCAGCAGTCGGCCGCCGAGATCCTGCAGTCGCTCGCCGACATCACCAATTCGGCAGTAGTGACGTCTGCAGGCCGCGTTCGGATCGAACCATACGGCGACGTCGCGCTGACCGGCAATGGCGCAACCTACACGCCGAACGCCACGCCGATCTACGACCTGACCGACGATCACTTCATAGTCAGCGGCACCGATCTTCCGGTGCAGAAGATCCCGAAGGCGCTGGCGGACGCGAACAACCACGTGCAGATCGAGTTCCTCGATCGCGCGAACCAGTACAACCCGGCGATCGCCGAGGCGAAGGACCAGGCCAACATCGAGGCCTACGGGCTGCGCAGCAAGGACCCGATCAGCGCGCACTGGATCTGCGACGCCGGTATCGCGCGCAACGTCGCGCAGCTGGTGCTGCAGCGCGTGCTGTACGTGCGCAACGAGTACAAGTTCACGCTGCCGGCGAACTTCGCTCTGCTCGAGCCGATGGACCTGGTGACGCTGACCGACGCGCTCCTCGGGCTGAGCAAGACGCCGGTGCGTATCAAGCAGATCGAGGAGAACGGCGACGGCGGCGACTTCGACGTGGTCGCGGAGGATTACCCGCCGGGCGTTGCAAACTCGACGCTGTATCCGTCGCAGAGCGGCATCGGCTTCGCCCACAACTACAACGCCGATCCGGGCAACGTCGCGACCCCGCTGATCTTCGAGGCGCCCGTGCAGCGCACGACCACGGGCCTCGAGGTGTACGCCGCGGTCAGCAGCAGCAATCCGAATTGGGGCGGCTGCCAGGTCTGGTGCTCGCTCGACGGCACCAACTATCGGCTGATTGGCAAGGTATCCGGGGGCGCTCGCTACGGCGCGCTGACCGGCGCGATCTCGGGCGGCAATCTGCCGATCTCGCTGGTGTCGGGCGCACTGGTGAGTGGCTCGGCGGCCGACGCGGGTGCCCTGACGACGCTGTGCTACGTCGGCGGTGCGTCGCCGGAGTACCTGGCGTTTCAGACAGCCACGCTCACCGGCACGCTCGCCTACACACTGGGTGGTGGCCTGGTGCGCGGTGCGTACGGCACGGCTGTGGCCGCGCACACCGCCGGCGACGGCTTCGCTCGCATCGACGACGCGATCGCCACCAGCGGCCCGCTGGACCTGTCGATGATCGGCAAGACGATCTACTTCAAGTTCACGAGCTTCAACGTCTACGGCGGTGCTCAGCAGAGCCTGGCGAGCGTTCCGCAATACACCTACGTGATCACCGGCGCGATGGCCCAGCTGCCGCCGGCGCAGGTGACATCGCTGTCGGCGACGTTCGAGTTCAACGGCATTCGCATCGTCTGGGCACCGAACACCGAGCCGGACCTGGCCGCGTACGAGTTGCGGGTCGGCGCTTCCTGGAACACCGCGACCCGCATCGATCGGGTGCTGGCCACCACGTACCTGTGGGCGGTGCAGACGGCGGCCGCCTACACGATCTGGGTGGCCGCGATCGATGCGCTGGGAAACTACGGCACGCCGACCAGCGCGGTGGTGAGCATCACTGGGCCGGGCACGGTCAGCGGCCAGCGCGCCGAGGTCGTCGACAACAACGTGCTCCTGTACTGGAGCGCGCCGGCGGCGGGCAGCCTGCCGATTCGCGAGTATCAGGTGCGCAAGGGCGCCACCTTCGCCGGCGGCCAGATCGTTGGGAGCAACGGCAACAGCACCTTCACGGCCATCTTCGAGCAGGCGTCCGGCACCTACACGTACTGGATCGCAGCTGTCGACACTGCCGGCAACATCGGCACCGCGGTGTCGATCGTGGCCACGGTCAACCAGCCGCCGGACTACGTGCTCCGAACGAACATCGACAGCGCGTTCGGCGGCACGCTGTCCAGCGTGTACCTCGAGGGCGGCGCGCTGATCGGCCCGGTCGATCTGACCAAAACGTGGGCCACGCACTTCAGCTCGCAGGGCTGGACTTCGATCCAGGACCAGATCAATGCGGGCCTGCCGATCTACGCGGAGCCCTCATCGACAGCTGGCTCCTACGAGGAGGCGTTCGACTACGGGTCGATCCTGCCGGCGACCACGATCACGACGACGCTGACGTCGACGGCGATCGCCGGCACCGTGACGATCACGCCACTCATCAGCTACCGGCGGGTCGCCAACCTGACCGGCACGACGGCATGGACGAGCGGATCGGCGACCGTCACGGGAACCGGCACGGCGTTCTCGACCGAGCTCGCCGCTGGCGACAAGCTGGTCGCGCCAAATGGAACGACGGTCACGATCCTGAGCGTCGGCAGCAACACGTCGCTGACGCTGACCGCGAACTACGGCGGCAGCACCGTGTCGGGGCAGACCACACAGATGGCGTGGACCGATGGTCCGTCGGGCGCCACGTCCGTGCTGGCGTCGAACTTCCGGTACTTCAAGGTGCGCTTCGACCTCGCGGCGGCCGCCGGCGCCAACCTGGTGAAGATCACCGCGATCAACATCAAGTTGTCGGTGAAGCAGCGCACAGACAGCGGCAGTGGCAACGCCGTGTCTACCGACGTCGGCGGCACGGTCGTCAATTTCAACATCGCGTTCGTGCAGGCCGATTCGCCCGTGGTGCAGCCGATCGGCACCACGGCTGTGATCGGCATGGTCGACTACACGAGTGTGCCGAATCCCACCAGCTTCAACGTGCTGCTCTTCGATCGCGCGTCGGGCAGCCGCGTCAGCGGCGCGTTCTCATGGACCGCCAGGGGCTACTAGATGGCATTCGATCCGACCAAGCCGGTCACGACCGACAACTACAACACGGTCGTCCTGCAGACGCTGCAGGCGAACCAGGCGGCCCTTGGGCAGCTGCTGGACAGCGCGCTGGTGACGGCTTCGAACCAGCCGAGCGGAACGAAGCGCTACAACTCGACGTCGCAGCTCTTCGAGCAATGGAACGGCTCGAGCTGGGCCTCGATGCCGCTTGCGTACGCGACGCTGGCCGGCAACCCGAACTTCACAGGCGCGCCCACGATCGGCGGCGTGGCGATCGCGACGCAGAACTACGTCAACAGCCAGGGGTTCATCACCAGCGCGGCGCTGTCGCCCTACGCGCCGTTGGCCAGCCCGAACTTCAGCGGGACACCGCAGATTGCCGGTGCCGCGATCGCGACGCAGGCCTACGTTACGGGACTCGGGTATCTCACGAGCTCGTCCGCGGCCGCGACGTATCTGCCCCTGTCCGGCGGGACGATCACCGGCGCGCTGACGCTCAACGGAGGCGTGTTCACGTCGCGCGGCTTTCAAGACAGTGCGACGGCGTCGTCGTGGAAGATCGATCCATCGGGTCGCTGGCTCCAGAACGGGACGCCGCAGCCGATGCTCGTGGCGACGCGCACCATCGACCAGACCGGCTCGCCGGTGCAAGTCGTCTACGGCACCGAGACGCTCGACACCAACAACGAGCACAGCACTTCGACCGGCGTCTACACCGCGGCCATCGGCGGCGTGCGCCTCTTCTTTGCGACCGTCACGGTCACCAACACCAGCGGCGTCAATGCCCTCTTCGACCTCAACCTGGTGGTCAGCGGCATCACGCTCGACAAGGTCAACGTAAGCCAACCCGACAGCACCACCGTGACCTACACGTTGTTCGGGATGCACAAGATGGCGAATGGCGATACGGCAGACGTGCGCACGAGCGGTAGTTGGAGCTCGAGCGTGAAGGTTGCAGCCGGCGGGCCGAACCGGTTCGTCGTGGTGATGTTGTTCTAAACCCCTTCCACTTCCACGATCTCCGATGAACCAGAAACCCGAACAAGCGGGGCGGCCCGAGCTCGACCTCGACGCCCTGATCGCGCAGATCTCCAACCTCAGCGCGGCGCACGCGATCATGACCGCGCGCAACACCTGGCTCGAGAAAGCCTTGGCCAAAGCCGAGGCGGAGATGGCCGAGCTGCAAAAGCGTGTCGAAGCGCTCGTGGTGAAGGAGTGACTGTGCGCGAGCTCCTCCATCAATACATCGGCGAGCTAATGGGTCTCGTCGGCGCGCTGATCGGGCTGAAGCACATCGAGAACCTGTCGCGCCTGACCGCGCTGATATCGGTGAGCAGCGGGGTGGCGCTGACCTATCTGTGCACGCCCATCGCGATCTACTACCTCAACCCACCCGAGAAGATCGCCTACAGCATCGCCGGGCTTATCGGGTTCGTGTTCGGCTTCGGCGGCTTCGCGCTGCTCGCGGCGCTCTTCCTGACGATCCGCAAGTCGGGCGACGCGCTCTCGGATGCTGTGCCCGACGTGATCCGTCGCTGGCTTGGCCGGAAGGGGTGAGGCCATGACGGTGCACGAGATCTTCCAGCTCATCACCAACGTCATTCTGCTGCTCTTGTCGGCCGACGTATTGCGCGCGATGCCGCGCGGGGCGTCCAACTGGCGCGCCGCGATCTTCGTCTTCGCCGGGCTCGCCGCTTTCGTCGGCATCCTCGGTGCGCTCGCACCCCCGTCGCACACCGACGTCGATGCCGATTCTCTCGCGGCGTTCTCGGCGTCCCTGCTGCTGATCTTCGGCTGCCAGCCCGTGGGGAGAAAGAAGAGTGGCTGACCCGATCGAGGTGCTCCACACCATCTCAGCACGGCTTGACGCGGCAACGGCGGCCCGCATCGAGCAAATCTTCGGACTCGTGACCGCCATCAATCAAAGGACTCTGAAAATGGCAGCAACTCTGGATGACCTGGTGGCGGCCGTCGCCGCCGAAAACACCGTGATCGATTCGGCGATCACGTTGCTCAACGGCGTGTCGGCGCAGCTCGCGGCCGCGATCGCCGCGAACGATCCGGCCAAGATTCAGGCCGTTCTCGACAACGTGAACGCCGAGAAGGCCAAGCTCGCGGCCGCGGTCGCCGCGAACACCGGCACCCCTGCGCCGGCGCCCGCACCGGCGCCGACGCCGGCTCCCGCTCCCGGCCCCGTCGCGAGCTAAGCCGTGGCGGTCACGCAAGCAGACATCGACGCGCTGCGTGCCGCTGCGACGACCGTGGTCGAAAAGGCCACGGTCGCGCAACTGCAACTGGCCTTCGACACCGGCGCCAGGTCGGTCGCCGCGCAAGAGGGCCAGGTCGCGGCCATGCAGGCCCACAACACGGCGTTCAGCGCGTACGTGGCCCAGTTCAGCGCCTTCGCCGCGCAAGGCCTCACGCCGGGCCAGGAAGGGCTGCTGCGGCTGCTGGATTCGTTCGCCAAGGTGCGCGTCGGCCCGCAGGTCATCACGACCGGTGTGGCTGATTCCGTGCTCGACGACATCGCCGGCGACTCGGCGCGCATGGCGCAGACCGCGTTTGCCGCGCTTCAGTCGAAGTTCTCAACCGCATGACGGCGCCCGAAGAGACGCTGTGGTGGCAGCACTGCATCGAGGATCGCCGGCTGTTCGGCGTTCCTCGAGCGGTCTGGCTCTGGTGGCGGCTGTTGCTTCGGGCTCTACCTCGTGAGACCTCCATGACCATCGGTCCTTCTCTTACCCTCAAGCGCCTGCTGATCGGCGACGACGGCGCCTTCGGCTACCTCACGCGCGACGACAGCGGCCGCCAGGTCGCCGTCACCTGCGAGCGCACGTTCGGCGATCCCGGCGCGCCGGTGGTGGTGATCCCGCCGGGCACCTATCGCTGCGTCCGCGGCCGCCACACGCTCAATGGCTTCGACTACTTCGACACCTACGAGGTGACCGGCGTCGCCGGGCACAGCGGGCTGCTCTTCCATTCGGGCAACACCGAGCAGGATTCCAAGGGCTGCATCCTGGTCGGGAAGTACTTCGACAGGCTCGGCGGCTTGCTTGCCGTGCTCGACTCGCGCGCGGCGTTCTACGAGCTCATGGTGCAGCTCAACGGCGCCGACGAGTTCCAGCTCACCGTGGTCGACGTGCAATGAGCGCGCTCATCGCCTGGCTGGAGAAGTACGCCATCCTGCTGCTCGCCGGCGCGATCGCCGTCTGCCTGGTGGCGCTGCTCGATCGCCAGTTCGAGCTGATGCACGAACGCACGTCGCACGCCAACGACGTGGCCGCCATCAACAAAGAGCGCGCCGATGCCGCCGAGCTGGCCAGGACTTGGCAGCGGAGCATGTTCAACGCGCTCGAAGCCGCAAGGAGAAATGCCGATGGATTGCTTGAAGCCCTCACCGCGCGCGACCGCACGATCGCTGAACAGCAGACTCGCATTGCTCTGCTCAGCGTTGATGCTCGAGGCCTGCGCGAGCAGCTCGGTGCATACGCGCGAGGTCGTGCCGGCGGAGATTCCCTCGCCGCCTGTCAAGAGCGTGCAGGCCGACTCGCCGACGAACTTGCAGCAGGTGCAGACCTGGTCGCTGAAGCTTCAGGACTGGTCCGAGAGGGCGCAGGCCTGGCTCGGTCGAGTGCAGTCGCTGAAGAGCGAAACGCCATCGCAGTGAACGAATGCGTCGCGGCTTGGCCGGCGGCGCCGGCGCCATGACCGAGCCGGAGCGCAAGAAAGCAAGCTACGTCGGGGCGCCGGCCATCTTCTTGCTTGAGTTGGCCTGCAAGCAGATCAACGAGGCGTTCGGCGAGGAAAACGGAGCCGAGTACGGTTGCTGCTTTCTGGTCGGCTCGGCGCTTGAACGGCCCGACTGGCGCGACGTCGACGTGCGCATGATCTTGGATGATGCGGCGTTCCGTCGCCTGTTCCCTGCGGCTTCCATGACCCCTGGAGTGGCCAACTGGGAGTTCGACGTGCGCTGGGCGTTGATGACGTCAACCATTTCGGCACACCTGTCCAAGATCACCGGCCTGCCAATTGACTTTCAGTTCCAGCCGATGACATTCGCCAACGAGCGGCACAAGAAGCCCAGGAACCCCCTGGGGCTGGCTTTCTCTTCCTGACCCCACCCTGACCCCACTTGGGGTCAATTCCCGCCTGCCCGCGGCTGCTGCTGCGGGTCCTGTCACTCTGGCGCCAGAATGCGCCACGACCCGTCAGAGGATTCGAAATCCGGTGTACCGATTCTTCGGTACCGTGGGTTCGAATCCCACCCTTTCCGCCAGTCCCCTCTGAAAACAGTCACTTACGCAGCTTTTGCAGTCTTTCGCTGCACTTTCTTCTGGCTGCTTGTCCCCGCCCTGACCCCACCCAGCCTCGGAAGCTTGTTCACGCCCAGCGCCAGGTGCTTGGCCGCCGTCTGCACGTAGCGGCTCGTCACAGTCAGCGATGAGTGCCCCATCAAGTCGCGAATCGATGGCGCCGGCATGCCGCTCTCGGCGAGCCAGGTGCCGAATGCGTGGCGCAGATCGCGCAGCTGCACCGAGCGAAGCCCCGCTGCGTCGCGCGCCTTGTCGACGCGCCTGCGCAGGTTGTCGGCCTTGATCTGGAACGGCACGCGCCGCTTGGCGATCGCCGCGGCCTCGGGCGCCAGCGGCACCCAGCGAGACTTTCCCGACTTGCTGCGGTTGTCGACCATCACGCCACCATCGCGCAGGTGTTCCTTTTGCAGCCGCAGGACCTCACCCCGCCGCAGGCCTGTCAGCGATGCGAACACCATGAAGTCGCGCGTTAGCGGCTCGGCGGCCGCCATCAGCTTGCGCACCTGGGCCGGCGTCACGTAGGCCTCGCGCGGCAGCTCGCCGGGCACCAGCTCGATGCCGTGCGCCTCGCGCGTCCATTTCCATTTGATGGCCAGGTTGCCAACGCGCCGCAGGATCGATAGCAGGCGGTTGGTCGTCGCCGGCGCCTTCTTCAGCTCGATGCCGCGCTTTTTCACGGCGTCGGCCACCTCGGCCAGCTGCTCGAGGTACTTGCCGGCGGTGTAGTCGCGCAGCACGTCGACGCGATAGCGCACGTCTTTCTGCCAACTCTTGAGGGCTTTGGCGCTTGTCTCGATCCAGCGATCGAGTGCCTTGTCGATCAGGTACTGCTGCGGTCGACCAACCTGAACGTCGATCTGCGCGCGGATGATTTGGGCGCGGAGCTGCTGGGCGTCTTTGTACGACGCGCCGGGGGGAAGAGTTCGTTCAATACGCTTACCACCGCCAACGCGGACTCGGACCTGGTAGCGGTTGCCGTGCTTTCGGATTGACATACCCGTTGGGCCGCGATGTAGCGCTGCAGCTCGGCGGGCTCGATGAACTTCCGCCGGCGGATGCGCACGATAGCAAGGCGGCCGTCTGCATGTTCGCGCTCGAGCGTGCGCACCGACACACCGCCGGCGATCTTGGCGGCGTCGGCGATCGGCAAGAGCGCGGGTTCGTTCATCCCTTCGTCTGCGCAGGAGCGGCGGGCAGAGGCATCCAGTGCGTGGGCGTTGTGAACCAACAGGTCGGACACTGGTCGGCCTCGACCGAAGTCTCATGCCAGCCCGGCTCGCCGTTTTCCGGCTCTTCCCAGTTATCGGCGATGAAGTCGGCACTCATCCATTGGCCGCGCATCGTTCGCCACTTGCCGTGTGAGTTGAAGTAGCCGAGCAGCAGCGTGCGGCCATCCTGCGGCGCCGTTTCGATCGGCTGCCACTCCGCGACCCGCGCACGCAGGCGCTCAATCTCGGCTTTGAGTTTGGCGACGTCACGTTCTGCGTCGATGTAGATGTCAATGGCGCGATCTTTTACTTGGCGTTCAAGGTCACTCACTGGCGCCTCCCTCGGGCGGCGATGCAGTACGAATGTCGTGACCCAGGTCCCACATGTGAAGCTGGATCCTCACCGCATCTTCGGAGCGCATCACGCGGTAGTGCACCGGCTGCTCTTTCTCGCGGTCCGCTAGCTCCGGGTGCTCGTCGTTCCAACGCTTGACCCATGTGCCCGGCGTCGCGTTCTTCACCCACATCCACATGCACGTCATCGAGTCGGTGGTATTGGTCCACCCGCTGGCGCGCAGAAATTCTTCGCGCGCCTTCTCCAGCGCGCGCTCGGCCGATTCGACCGGCGCGTACAGATTCCGCTGCGCCTTGTTCATGTCAGCCGTGCGGCAGTGGCTTCTCGGCCGCGCCTTGCTCGCCGCGCGCTTGGGCGGTGTCGCCCAGCCAGTCCGGCGGATCCATCACCGCAGGGTCGGGCAACACGTCGACGCGGCTCACGTCGAACCAGCGCGACTCGCCAAGCTTGTGGTCCTTGTCGAGGCCGGGATTGATCACCACCTTCACGCACCCGTACAGGTCGAAGCTGACCGACTCGATGACGCCGGTGTATCCGGTGACCTTGTCGGCGACGCGCTTGCCAAGAAGCGCCAGGTGCTTTGCGATCGGTGCCGTCATGCTGCTTTCCTCCGTGGGTTGGATTTGTGGGCCTTCGCATCGGGGTTGATGCCAAGGTGACACCTCGAGAAGCTGCCGCGCGCGATCGCGCGGATGATCTTGGAGCCGGCCGGCCGAGCCTTGCCTACCTTCCGGCGATTGGCCGGATCGATCTTCGCGGGAGCCGATTCGGGGATCTTCTGGATCTGGGCGGCCAGCTGGGCCAGGAACGCCTGGTTCATTTCTTGGCTCCCTTCTTCGCCGGCGTAGCCTTCTTCGCACGCGCCTCGGCCTCGATCTCTTTCTTGATCGCGTCGACGTCGACGCGGTGGCGCTTGGCGGCCGCCATCAGGCGATCGCTCGACGGGCTGTCATAGCCACCCGCGCTTTCCTCGAGCGCCAGGTCGCACACGAGCACCGCCAGATCGATCGCGCTCAGCTTGTCGATCGCTGCCTCGATCTTCTTCAGGTCGCCGGCGCTGGGTCCGAAACCCCACAGCTTCGCGACCTCGTCGCTCCAGACGTCGCTCCACATCGACTTGGCCACCATCTGCAGGTCGCCGGCGGTTGGCTTCGCGCGGATCTTGTCGCGCACGCGCATCCACACAGCGCGCCGCACGCGCGCCTGGCGCTCGGCTTTCTCGTCGCCATGCCCGCGACGGGCAGCAGTGCTCGAGGTCCTGGACGCCGTTTTGATGAGCCCCTTGTCCTTCGCTGCCTTCCGCAGGGCGGCCGCATCAACGACCTCGACGAGCTCGCCGCTGTGCGGATCTTTGAGCAGCGCTGTTGGCGGCAGCGCCTTGCCCAGCGCTTCCTTCGGCGTCTTGTGGCCCAGGTCGTAGCTGACTTTGTCGACCGCGACCACGCCCTGCAGGCCGCCGTACTGGCTCGGCTTGACCTTCTTTGCTTCGGCGCCGGTGATCACTCGCTGGCCGGCTGCCTTGGCCTCGGCAATGCGCGCGGCCGCGGCGGCGTCTTTCTTGCCGGCGAAGCACGTCGGATCCGTGCACACGTCCGCGCCCTTGATGTCGGCGAAGAGGTCGCGCTGGTTGCCGGTGCGCTTTGGGCAGTCGGTGCACGCGCCGGCGGTGGCCACCAGCTTCGCGTCCTTGGTGTCGAACGGCGCCTCGGCCAGGCGCAGCATGTAGTTGCGCTCGATGTGGTCGCGCGCCTGGCGGAACGACATCACGCCGTCGCCGTAGTGCGTCGACGTGATCTCCTTGCATGCCCGCGTCTGCAAGTCCTTCGTTGGGATGCGCGCCAGGAGGAGGGCGATCTCGCTGCCGAACTTGCCGGCGTAGTACTCCTTGCGCACGTCGGCGCAGAGATCGCGAAGCTTCAGCCGCGCGAAGATGTAGCTGGTGCTCTTGCCGATGCGCTTGGCGAGCGCGTCCATCGACAACCCGTGGAGGTCGAGCAGCACGCGATAGCCGTCGGCCTCCTGCAACGGGTGCACGTCCTGGCGCTGCAAGTTCTCGATCAGCTGGAGCTCGAGCACCTGCATGGGCGTGAGCTCCCGCACGATGCAATCGATCTCCGACAGGCCCGCGAGCTGGTGCGCGCGCCAGCGGCGTTCGCCGGCGACGATGACGTGGTCGTAGTCCTTCCCGCCGGGCAGCGCCGGCGTCACCAGGATCGGTTGCGCCAGGCCGTTGGCCTTGATGCTGTCGGCCAGTTCCTGCAGCTTGGCGGCGTCGTAGTTCTTGGCACGCTCGGCGTTGCTGGGGCTCGGCGCCAGGCGCTTGACCGGCAGCCGGCGGAAGTCGCCGCTCTGCATGGCCGCGGGCTCTGCGATTGCGTTCATGATTCTCCTGTTAGTCGATGTCGTTGGCCTGCAGCCGCTTGATGTCAATGCGCGGCGACTCGCGGCTGAGCCGGCGCGCGAAAACGTGCTGCGAGATCTCGGCGTCGCGCGGTGGCCGCAGGGATCCGTGGGAGGCGATCGCCTCCCGCGTGCGGCGCGCCGCGACAGCTGCGCACCGGATGAGGCAGGCCAGCGTCTGCTTTTCCATCGCCTGGTCGAGGTCGCGGCGATCGCCGCGGGGGCGAATCGCCAGCCAGGCGGCCGTCAGCTCCTCGCGCGAGAAGTAACGCTGCGAGATCGGGCGGGGATCGAGGTCGCGAGTCATGCCGCGGCCGCCAGCGGGTACGCGTACTCGTGCCAGTTGCCGTCGGGGCCGCAGAGCTCTCGCGCGCAACGGATGCGGTCGACGGGCACGTTGACGCCGCCGGCGTCGCGGCGTGCGGTCGGGTGGCCACACAGCGTGCCGTGGCGCACGCCATGAGCGCAGCGCGAGCACGTGTACCAGGTGGTGACAGGAACGCCGATCACGTCAGCGAGCCGTGTGGCGCGCGACCAGCGCGGCGATGTTGAGGGCCTGCTGCTGCGAAAGGCGGGCCGCTACGCGATCGCCTTCCAGGATGAGGATGGAACCGTCGTCCGCCAGCGCTGTGGACCCTGGCGGCGTGATCGCGGCCGCAGGCAGTGGAGCTACAACGACCGGCGCGACCTCCTTCGTCGCGCGCGCAGCGCTCTTGGGGGGGGGCAGGCGCTTCGCGGCTTTCGCCGTTCCCGCGACCCACTGGCCGGGCTTGCTGGCTGGTGCGACGTTGCGAGCCTCACCGGCTTTCTGCAGGTAGGCCAGCAACGCGGCGGTGCTTGCCTCGTCGCTCTCGTCGAAGCCGGCCGCGGCGTTGACATCGGAAACGGAAAGGGGACCGCTGGCCTCCCGCAGAACCTCGCGGATCGAATCGCTTTTGCTCATGCCTTGGCTCCTGCAGACGTCTGCACGGCTGCGACGTTCGGAAACAGCCACTGCACGTCGCAGTCGTGGAACACGGCGCGGCCTTCGCGCCACTTGGCCTGGCCGGGTTCGACCGTTACTGCGACGCCCTCGCGATCCAAGGCCTGGCACAGCGGGTCCGGGTTCGCAATGAGGATCCGCGGCCGCTCGTAGTTGAGCGACAAATAAACGGCCAGCACCCTGCTGCCCATTTTTTCGAGCTCAGACACCGCCAGGTCGGCGTCGCCGAGCTGGACCTGCATTGCGCTCACGTCCATGGCGGCAGCTCCTCATCGCGCGCGCTCGGCAGAAACTCGACGAACTCCGGAAACCGTTCGGGGAAGTCCGCAAGGGGGCCGCACAGCACCCAGCCGAAGTCGTCGTCGTTCTCCTCGACCACGAGTTGCCACACGCGGCCGTGATTGGCGGTGAGCAGGTGCGCCCACCGGATGCGTAGCGTCAGCGGGCTGCGCTCGGGGATCTCGAACCAGAAGCGCATCACGCGGCCTTTTCCCGGCGCACCGGCGGCGGGTCGCCGGCCATCTTCTTCGCGGCGGCCGCACACAGATCGGCCAGCTTGTCGTGGCTGCACCAACGGCAGACCGTCGTCGGCTCGCCGCGGTGGCACTTCGCGCAGTACATGATCGGAAGCCTCATCCCATGCTCCGTTTGCCGCGTGCGCGCATCGAGCCGCTCTGGCACACGACCAGGTCGTCTTTCGGCGCGCGGTTGGGGGAATAGATGCGCACGGCCAGGGCTTCCTGGCGCGCGCAGCGTTCGATGTGCTGCTGGCGATCGAGCGCAGCGAACAGCTGCGCATCACGCGTGGCGACGGCTGCCGACCAAAACCAAGTCACGGGCAGCGCGATCAGCAGTAAGACGTAGCGCAGCTTCATGCTCGGGCCTCCCTGGCTCGGCGCCGGTCTTTGTGGCACGTCTTGCAGATGCCTCTGCGCTTCGCTCCGAGGAACGGGTACTCGTTGGCCGGCTTCTCTTTGGAGCAGGCGCTGCAGCGGTAGGTGGCCGCGGCCGCGGTGCTCAACTGGCGCTGCGACTGCTGGTGGCGCGCGACCGCGCTGGCCACGTCGGTCAGGTCAAGCGCGCTGATCTGCGAGTGGATGACCTGACCGTTGAGCAACACCTGGTGGTGCTGGGCGACGACGCCGGGGATCGGCACGGTGCGCGTGGTGACCTGCTTCACCATGACATGCCCACCAGAAAGGCGTTGAGCGCAGCGGAGGCGGCCAGCGCGCCGATGGTCAGCCACAGCGCGCGATTCAGCGATGCGTTCTGCAGGCGCAGTTCGCCGGCGTCGGCCAGCGCGCGACGCAAGATGGTTTCCTTCTCGGTGGCCTCACGGTGAGCCGCAACGAATGCGTCCGTAATGCCGCCGTCGAGCTGCTCGGTGTCGGCGTAGGTCGGCGTGCGGTGGCCGATGATTCCGCAGCCCATGCCGCCGCACATCTGGCACGGCTCGGCCATGCGGTCGGACACGACGGCTTCGAGCGCACGTGCAGGACAGTCGCGGCCCTGGTTGCAGTCGCCGTCGCAAGGGGGGCAGGCGCGCGCGTTCATGCCACTTCGCCAAGACGAACGGCATCGAACACGGCTGCGGCGCCGGTGACGTGCGCAGCGCAGGCCAGCGCCTGCGTGGCGTCGGCTGCGTGCAGGTGGACGCGCTCCTGGACGCCTTCCTCGCTCAACGTCACCTGGCGAAGCAGCGCCACGCTGTAGCGATAGCGGGCGCGGGTGTCTGCAGTCGGGGCTTTCACAGCGCCACCCCGATCTGCAGAAGCCGTACGGTCAGGCCGACCTTGGACTCGCCGCCGCCGGCCAGGCTGTTGACGTAGCGCGGCCGCCAGAACGCTTCGAATCCGGCGCCGATCGAGAAGTCACCTGCGTGCACCGCGACCTTCACGCCAACCATGGGCGTGATGCGATGGGCGTTGTGCTCCCAGCCGTCGCCGCTGACCGCCGTGCTGCCCGGCGCGTAGTTGGCGAAGTACTGCTTCTGATCGATGCCGAGGATCCCGATTTCGGGCGCCACCGATACGGCGCGCCAGCGGAAGCGGGGCGCGTAGGCGACGCTCAGTCCGCTCGTTTCCTGGCGGGTGTACGCGTCGACCGTGTGCGCGCCCTCCCGGACTCTGCTGTTCTGCGAGTCGTAGTCGGCGTCAGCGACGAAGGTGCCCCGTACCGAAACGGACCCCAGATCGCGCGTGGTGATCTCGAAGTCGCCGATGCGAAGGCCGATCGACTTCGTGTTGGTGTGCAGCTGCCACTGAGAGGGCAGCGGGGGTTGCCGCCAGCAGCCGTTCGAGCCGCACTGCGACCACTGTGCGCGGCCGGCGGAAAGAAAGATTTCTGCCTCGGTAGCGTGCGCGATCCCGCTCAACGCAAGCGAAGTTGCGGCCGAGGCAAAGCAAAAGAATTTGTGCACGTTCCACTCCGTCGTTGGTCGAACGGAGCGGACACTAGACCCGTAAACGGGTCTAGTCAACCCATTTATGGGTCTTGATACGATTCGCGCATCACGGAGGAGATAAAGCTATGAAAAACCTCGCTTTTGCTGTGATGGCCATGGTGATTACCGGATGTGCATCGCTGGTTGCTGCTCCCGAGCCTACTGCCGAGCAAATCGCCAAAGCGAACTTTTTCTCGGCGCCGGACGCGAGCGAAATAGAGCCGGGGATTCGAACTTGGGCACTTGACGGCTTGAAAGATCCCGAGTCGATGCAGCTGCGAGATATTGGCGAGCCGCAAAAGGGTTGGCTCGCAGTCTGTATTCAAGACAACCCCGTCGGCTGCCAGGAGCGCCGGTTCTACTTCGGTTATGTCGTTGTAGCGAAGCTCAACGCGAAGAACGCTATGGGCGGATATGGTGGCTACCAGACATACCGATTTCTCTTCCGCGCCAACAAAGTTTTCATGGCGCAGCGCGTAGGTTAGCGCCCGCGCTCCATCATGATCAGCTGATCGATGAGCATGGTAGCTGGACCGATCGTCAGCGATGGCTCCGATCTGCAGGCGCCTGCCGCATTGACGATGTACTCGCCACGCCGATAGAGGCCAACGACCGCCAGGCCGATGAGTTTGCCGGCCTGCGCGTCCTCGAGCAAAGATTTGGCTGCGTCGACGGTGTCGTGAGACAGCCCGTCGGTGACGAGGCGAAGCTTCTTCATTGCCCACCCCGGCGCTTGTCGGTTTTCGAATCTTTGGCCTGCCGCAGGGTGCGTTCGCCAGGCTCGATTGACGAGACGTTGCCGGTCTCGTACAGCGCCAACTTCTCTTCCGCGCGCATCAGTCGTTTGTACAGCAGCTTTTCCGTTTCGGTGAGCTCACGCAGCACCTGGGGGTTGCGCGGATCTAGTCCAGGGATAAGCAGCTGGTACGGCGCGATTTCAAACGCGGTTGCCATGTCCTCCAACTTGTCCACCGTCGGCGCGACCGACTTATCGGCCTGCGATGCGTCGTCGGCGGCGAGGATGCGTTGCACTGAAGAAAGCGACATCTCCGCTGCTTTAGCGAGCGCCAAGGGTCTATTGCTCACTTGGGCGAAGTGATGGTCCATGAGCGCTCGAACATTGCGAGCGACGACGGCGCGTAACTGGCCGGGGATTTTTTTTCGCTTTGGACCGCGTCTCATGGCTGGGAAAGCGTATCCAGAGTCAGCACCCATGAGCGGGTTGCCCAAACCCAGAAACAGGTCTACAGTTTCCCAATGCAGATTGGCATCCACGATTACGTCCTTCGGGAGTTGCAAGCCTGGAAGGGAAAGTGGCCCGCCGTGGCCGATGGGTCGGGGGTCAGTTTGCGCACGATCGAAAAGATTGCGCGCCGCGAAATCGGTGATCCCGGCGTCAGCCACATTGAGAAGCTCGCCGCGTTCTTCGCTGGCAACTCCATCGCGTCCTAGATCCATGGCGGATAAGTACTCCGAGCCCTTCGTCGAATTTCGCGGCGACTTCCTGCGCGAGCACATGGACATCATTGACGCGGTCGCGCAGGCCACGCCGGGCGCAAATCGCGCTTCAGTAGTTCGTTCCATCGTGGCCGCCTGGTGCGATCAAAAAATCACGGAAGCAACTTTGATCGAGCGCGTGCGGCGCGGCAACGGAAACGGAGTGGCAGGCACGGGGCAGCCGAGCGGAAGCTCTACGGCAAGGGGCAGATAGGCAATGAAAATGAAACGCGGTCGTCCCTTGAGCCCGGTAGCCAGCGCAGTGCTCAGCGCGATCCGCGAGCGGCCGCGCACGCCGCGCCAAATCGCGGCGGACTTGCAGCTCAGCAATGGACACGCCCTTCAAATCGCAAAGCGCCTGGTAGGGGCAGGGCGCGCGCAGTACGGCCAGAAGATGCCGGGTCTGCACGATCGCCCCGCGCGTGTGCTCATGGTGGCCGCTGAAACGCCGATATTGCCGACGTCCCCCTTCCGCATTTTCCGCTAGCGCTGCAGCGCCCTCTCGCAATCTGACGTCGGCCGGTCGTGCCAGGACCTTTTGCCCCCATCGAGTCGCCGCCCAGCGCGACTGTCGAGCGCATGGCCGACGCGGAGTTGCTGATGCTGATGGGCTTCGCGGAGTACGCCGCCGCGCACCCCGATGATGAGGTGGTGCTGTACTGCTACACGGCGCAGCTCGACCTGGCATTCCTGGCTTTCCTTCGCATTCCCCGCGCGAATATTCGACGGTCCATCGCCGAGCGCGCCGGCGCGCCGTTCTTCAGGCACGGCAACGTCATGCGCGTCACGGCGCAGCGGCCCTTCAATCCCGCCACCGACGTCGTGGTGTTCGACAAGGGTGCGGTGTGACGACCCTGGCCGAAGCCGAGACCCAGATCCGCGCGGCGCTCGGCGTCGACCTTCCAAAGAACGGTCTGCAGGTCGACGGGCGCATTCATCGTTTCGGGCCGAAGCGCCGGTGCTGGTACGTGCTGCGCGAGTACACGACGCGCAAGGGCGCTCGCGTGGTGGTCGGCAACTTCGGCGACTGGAAGGCCGGCAACCAGGCGCTGCAGATCGAGCGCACGCGCTTCACTGACGAGGAATGGCGCGAGTTCGAACGCAAGCGCCTGGCCGACGCTCAGCGCCAAGAGCAACGGCGCAAGCAGCGTGCCGACTATGCCGCCAACCGCGCGCGCCAGCAGTGGCTCGCGGCCGTGCTGGGCGGCGAGTCGCCCTACCTCGAGCGCAAGGGCGTGACTGCAGAGGGTGTGAAGTTCTTCGCCGACGGCACGGTGTTGGTGCCTGCGTATCGCTTCGACGTTGCGAACACACGCGGCAAGCCCACGATGGTCGGCGTGCAGAAGATCGCGCCCGACGGCACGAAGCGATTCAACAAGGGCATGCAGAAGGAGGGCTCCGCCCACCGCATCGGCAATTCGCCGGTCGATGGAGAGCCGATGCTGCTGGCCGAGGGCCTGGCCACCGCGCTGACGTTGCGCGAGGCGGTCCAGAAGGCCTACCCGGTGTTCGTTGGGTTTGACGCCGGCAACTTGATGCACGTGGCCAAGATCCTGCGCGCTCGCTACCCGAAGTCGCCGCTGCTGGTGTGCGCCGACGACGACTGGCAGACGAGAGATCCGGCTGGTACGCCGATGAACCCCGGGGTGCAGGCGGCCGAGAAGATCGTGCTCGAGGTCAGCCAGTCGGACTTCGTTGCGCCGATCTTCGGCGGCGATCGCGAGCCGAAGGACACCGACTTCAACGACCTGCAGGCCCGCGAAGGCATCGATGTCGTGCGCGGCCAGCTGCAGGCGGCGATCGGGCGCCTGAAGCCGGCAGAGAAGCCGCGACGATCCGAGCCGCGGAACAAGATTCCTGGATGGCTGCTGGACCGCGTCGACGAGATGCGCGAGCGCTATTCGCTGATCTACGGCACAGACACGGTGTGGGACGAGGAGGAGCGCATCATTCTCAAGGTGGGCGCGCTCCGTCTGCACTGGGGTGAAGCCGCGCAGCTGTGGCTGGGCGACCAGAACGGCCGCCGAACGATCAGCCGCGAGCGCGTGGTGTTTGATCCGACACGCACGGTCGACGCCGACACGCACATCAACCTGTTCGAGGGCTTCCCGGTCAAGCCCACACCCGACCGGCACCCGGCGCGCTGGGTCGAGCTTCTGCAGTTCCTTTGCCGTGAGCGTGGCCAGGACCAGACACCAATCACCGATTGGGTGACCGGGTGGCTTGCTTATCCACTGCAGAATCCCGGCGCCAAGATGAAGACGGCGATCGTGATGCATGGTCGAGAGGGCGCCGGCAAGAACGTCGTGTTCGATGCTGTGCGCAAGCTCTACGGCAAGCACGGCGGGATCATCGGGCAAGCTGAGCTCGAGAGTCAGTTCACGGAGTGGCTTTCTGCCAAGTGCTTTCTGGTCGCCAACGAGGTGTTGAGCCGCACCGAGCTGCGGCAGCACATCGGCAAGTTGAAGGGCCTCGTCACGGAAGGCGAGGTCATGATCAACGAGAAGAACTTGCCGCGGCGCGCCGAGCGCAACCACGCGAACCTGACCTTTCTGTCCAATGAGCTGCAGCCGATCTGGATTGATCCGAAGGACAGGCGCTATCTGGTCGTGCGCACGCCCGATGCGCGCGAGGAAGAGTTCTATCGCGAGGTGGCGCGCGAGCTCGAGGGCGACGGCCTGGGCGGCTTGTTTTACTACCTGCTCAACGTGCCGCTCGGCGACTTCAATGAGCACACCAAGCCGCTGATGACCGAGGCGAAGGAACAGCTGGCCGACCTTGGGCGGTCGTCTGCACAGCTGTTCTTCGAAGCCTGGCGCGCCGGCGAGCTCGATATCCCGTTCGGGCATGCGGCGTTGCTCGACGACCTGTTCAAGGCGTACAAGATTTTCTGTGCTCGCATCGGCGAGCGCAATCCGGCCAAAGTCAACCGATTTTCGGCCGAGCTGGTGGAGTGCGGTTCCACCAGGCGCGAGCGGCAACGCGTGCCGCTGAACCTCAACGAGAGCGCGATCAAGGAGCGCCAGCAGTCGGTGATCGAGACATCGTCCGAGCCCGGCTATCGCTGGCAGCTGGTCGACCTGCTTGCCGCCCGCAAGGGCCTTTGGCAGATGCAGTCCGACGGTGCGCGATCGAGCGGAGATCCCGAAATGACGTAGTGACTCACATGGCTCACAGAGTGGCTCACAGCCGAAACCCGCGTGGTTATTGGATCCGTGAGCCATGTGAGCCACGGGACCCACTTCTACGCGTCTTCTCGCGCGCGCATTCCTAGTGAATACACAACTAGGAGTTCACGCGCGACGACCCTTGTCGATTGCGTCCCGTGTGTCCCATGCTTCACGGATCCAGCATTGACGCTGTTTTTCGCTGTGAGGCACTAGGTGAGCCATGTGAGCCATAGAGGAAAAGTAAGGGCAACCAGGTGAGCGACGACTCGAAAATCGAACGCATCGACGCGCTGCTGCGCGAATGGGCCGAATTCATGGCCCGTGGCGGCCTACGTTCGTCGATGAACTATCCGGCCTACAGCCAGCGCGGCGTGCGGGTCGACTGCAGCACCGGTGGCGGCGGTGGCGCTGTCGACGACTCTCCCTTGTGGCGCGTAGACAGGGCGGTCATGGCGCTTGACGAACCCACTCGCACGACCGTGGGGACGTACTACCTCAACAATTGGTCGCCACCGCGCGTGGGCCGTGCGGTCGGTTGCACTGGTCGAACCGTTCTGGCCCGCGTCTACAAGGCGCACCGTCTGATCGATGCGTGGCTCGCGGATCGCAAAAATTGCTGAATTTCGACACTTTCATGCGTTCTGCTAGAAATCGCTACCCTCTGGCGGAGCTGCCGCCGAAACGATCGTGGCCGGCGCTTCGAGCTTTGACATCAACGTCCATAGCAACGTCGACCAGGTCGTCGCCGGCATGCGCAATCTCAGCAACGAGGTGCGCGACAAGGCGACGATCCGCGCGTTGAACAACATGGGCGCGCAAGCCAGGACCGCAGCGGCACGCATCATTCGTGAGGTCGGCTACGGTCTGAAGGCTGCAACCGTAAAGGCCCGTCTGACGTTGATCAAAGCGTCTGCAGGCCGCCTGGTGGTCACCGTGCGTGCGCAAGGAAGGCCGATCCCACTGATCGAGTTTCAGGCTCGGCAGACATCCAAGGGTGTTTCGGTGAAGGTGCTGAACGGTCGACGCCTTATTGCCGGAGCGTTCATTGCCACGATGCCTTCAGGGCACAGGGGCGTGTATGTGCGCAAGGCAGGGGCACGAAGCCGCAAGGTGATGACCAAGGGCAAGGCCCAGTGGCATGGCCTGCCCATCCAAGAGCTGTTCGGTCCTGGTGTGCCAGATGCCCTGGCCAATGAGGCTGTGCAGCGTGCGCTCGAGGCGCTCGTGGATGACAAGTTCCCACAATTGTTGAGGCACGAGGTCAAGTACCTGCTGAGCAGATGATTGAGATCGCACTAACCGGCCGGTTTGCCGTCGGCGAGCACCGAGTTGCTCTTGTCGACGATGACGATTTCCCGTTCCTTTCGCAGTGGGCATGGAAGGCAAAGCCCAACGGCAGCGGGAAGCTGGTGTATGCCGCGAGGAACGTTCAGGTCGACGGCGTGTACAAGCTGATGCGAATGCACCGGGTCATCGTCGGACTGCGCTATCAGGACGTGCTAGAGGTTGACCATATCAACCACAACACGTTGGACAACCGGAAGAAGAACCTCCGCATTGTCACAAGGTCGCAAAACCTCTCGAACCAACGTCGCGCCACGGTGCAAATGCACTGCGTCGACTGCGGCGAGTGGTTCGTGCGCGAGGTGCGGGATTCAGCCAAGTACACGACCGAGCGTTGCGAGCCATGTGCCAAAAAGCGAGGCGTATGGCTTAGGACTATTGAGGCCAACCCCAGGTCTGCGGTGTACTTCCCTCACTGCAATGCCTGTGGCAACCGCTTCACTACGATGAAGTACGAGACGCGCTTCTGCTCCAAGGTCTGCCAAGACAGGCATCGGGGATAGATGCTTGCATTCGTCGGGTCCCTCCTGGCGACCCAGCAAGCGGGCACGTTGAC